TGTCGAGGAATATAATGCAGTCGCTGCGCGTCTTCCGCCAGCTTGGACTTGATAACATCACCCAGATGTGGAGCGAGTCGTTCAGGTTCCCACCCCCGCTGTTCGCAGAGATAGATCACCGCTTCCAAATAACTGATGTGCTGTTGAGCAACAATATGTTGAATCTGCTGCGTAATCTTTTCGGACGAGAGTGGCGAGACAGCCATACACAACCCTTTCATGTAATGCTGTCTATTGTATCACAGGTCGTCTCGTAAAAAAAGCGAATTGCATCTTTCAACGCCGAGAAATGTTCGGTGGGGGTCGTCGTGAACACCTGTAGGCCTTCGGGGGAGACGATCGGGATGACGATTTGTTCGACCTTTCGCCCCGTGCGTTCATAGACCGCGAGTGCATAGAAGGTGCTCTGGACAAAGTAATTGCCGATATGGTCGCGGGACTTCGGCCGGCGCGACGTCTTGAAGTCCACCACGGTGAGCTTGTCGTCAACCGTCGCAAGCACATCCATGCGCCCCGCGACACGAAGGCGCGTCGAGTAGACATCTTGTTCCTGCGCGTGGAGGGTCGTGATGTGCTCCGCGATCCACGGTTGCAGGGTGCGCCAGAGTTCAAGTACGGTCGGGGTGATGGTCGCCGACGCGTCAAGGGTGTTGTCGAGGAACGCTTCCGCGAGCGCATGCACGGAGGTGCCACGCGTGGTTGCTTCGCGGCTCACACGGTTCGCTTCCGCTTCACCGACGCGTTTGCGCCACGCAAGAATCCCCGGATTCGGCTTCGCCGCGAGAATGCGTGTGATGGACGGAAAGGTCTGTCCCGCGTCCTCACCGTCTTCGACCTGATAGACGCGACCGCTTGTGCGATTCTGTTGGGTCAGTCGGGGGAACTCAAATAGCTCATGCTGAAACATACTGCCTATCCGTCAACGTTGATAGTAGAACGGGGATGCTTGGACTTGATATCCTTGAGAATGTCCTTGAAGCCTTGTGGCGTCTTGAGACCACCACGGTTGATACTATACGACACGCCGGGTGCGGCGACGCACCGCTCCATCGCGGTCTCTCCACACGCAGGGCAGGGTTCAGACAACGGTCGATCGCGGTTAGCAATCGGGAGAAGCACATCGACAATCAGATTGCCACATGCGGTGCAGGAAAAATCATAGTTCGGCATACAACAGGTACCTCAGTGGAAACGATGTAGGTTATCATAATACAACGATTGGTCCTCAAGTTCAAGATTGGGTTTGGGACTGTGTTCAGATAAGTTGCTCATCACCTTCAGGACTTGGCGCAAGCTAAACGCACACGCCGCATTCCACTTCATCTGGTCTTTGGTTTGTGCTTGACGATACGGCGCAGTTTCACAGAGATTGACAAACATCAGGAGCGTGTCGAGGATGCTTTCGCTGCTCCCCTCGGCAATCATGTCTTCGACAAATTCGCGATATTGAAGGCGACGATCGTCAGCAATCTCTGGATCGTCCGTCGATTCTAATCGATAGCGTATTTGTATGTCTTTGTCGGGGTTGTCAGACATCACACCTCCTATTGGTGTCATGCTGTAAACAATCTCCCGGTAAATGACATCAATGCCAAGTGGGGGAAGGCTTTGGTGATGACGACCTTCGGACACTTGTATTTAGTCATGAATGTTCGATCTTTTAGCGCGATGAGCATCTCCGCTTCCGTGGGGTGGACGCGCTGGAGCATCTGTTGAAAGAGTTGCTCCCGTCGCAGCGACGAAAGCGTAACATCGGGAAGGTCGAGGAACAGATACACGGAACGCATTTCACGGAAGAGATGCGACGGGGAATGTCCAACCACCGCCCCGTCTGGCTTAAACGGCGGTGCACCCTCTGGCAGTTTCCACGCAATCTGGGTCTGCATCGCGAGGTGCAGCATATACTGAAGCGGGGCGGTGTTGTGCGCGACGAGCAGTTCTGCTTTCTCGTTTTGCTTCGTGAGCGTCACGACCTGCGTGAACAACTCCCCAAACGTCTTATACTTTTTGATCATCATCGCCTCGTGGGACTGCGGGTAGTGGGGTTAGGTGGTGACAAATTGTCATGAGCGCACGAACCGCTGTCACCATGTGCGATTCACACGCGGGACTCCACGTCCCAAGACCCTGATAGTATTGCAGGAGTCGCGTACAGACGGTGCGCGTATGCGCTTCTGCACTTCGACGACGGTCCTCCGGTGTCTCCGTGACCGGCGGGGGCGTCACGACGCTCTGGTCACGCGACGGGAACGGAACGACAACGCCCATTAGCCAAACACCAGTTTTTCCTGCGGGACACCTTCCGCAATGACCTGCGTGAGTAGCTTCTTCCACGGATCGACACGCGTTTCAAACGCATAGAACTGCTGGTAGTAGACGCTCTGGACCTGCAAGGTGGTCTGCACATAGTCATTGTCGTAATGCGTGAGCGCGTTGACCATGTTGTGATAGGTGCGTTCAATCATCACTTCGGGACGTTCGTCGAACTGGAACATCCACGCCCACTCCCCGCAGGTTTCCGGCAGCGCGCCATAGTTGCTGGTAATCGCGAGACACCCGGACATCATCGCTTCCTGAATCGCCATGCACGACGTCTCAGGATACACGGACGGGTAGATGAAGACGTGCGCACTGTCGAGCGCCTCACGCACGGTGGGGTTCGACTGTGTGCCGTGATAGACGACACAGGGGTTCTTTCGCAGCAGATCATAGATGGGGGCAAACTTTTCGTCTTCACCCCCGCGCCCGTAGATGTGCATCGAGGAGTACACGTGCAGTTCCCAGTCCTGTCGCACCTGTGCGAGTTTGTCGGCGGCGACTGCGAGAATTCCCAGACCGCGATGCGGGGTAGAGGTGTAGATGAATCGGAGCTTGTCGTTCGTCTTCGGCTTCGGCAGCACCGTGGCCCGATACGGTGCGGCGTTCTTCATCACGATGCCCTGACCGTAGGGGACACCCAGATACTGCTGAAATTGCTGTTGCTGCCAGTGTGAGACGAAGATGATACGGTTGAACTTTGTTCGGTACGACGCATCGCGCAGAGCTTGAATTGCGGGATCTTGCGGCAGGTCGTGAATCCAGAGCAGCCGCGGCTTATTCTCCAGCGTCACCTGTTCGGGACGTGAGAGAATAATCTGCACCTGATCAACAAGGTCGGGTAACGCCGACTGTAGATAGGAATAGAGAAGTTCGGTGCCACCCATTGGACGTGTGTCGCTCATACTACCTCACAGGAAAATCGTCTGTTACTATTTAGCGTAATTGTTTTTCGCGTTGTACCCGTGCACGACAAACGAGGGACTCGCCGGTTGTCGGACGACGGACGACCCGCATTGCGGACACGTTGCGGTTTGCGACTCCGCATAGGTCTTAAACGTCAGTTCATAGGTGCGCTGACACGCACGACACTCAAAATCCCATCTCGGCATATACGACTCTCGTTAGAATGGCTGAGGGGGTTGGACTCGAACCAACATTTTACGGCTTCAAAGGCCGACGTCCTACCATTGAACGACCCCCCATCATCATGTTTATCGCACCCACTTTTTCAACGGGCAGCCGTCCGGACCCTTCGGGGAGAAAATCTTTTTGGAGAGCGGACAGCCGCACTTCGCACACATGAAGTATTCGAGCTTCGCGCGCGTGACCAATGATTTCTCATCACAGGTGTCGCACGTTGCTGCACGTTCACGCGCCAGAGCTTCTTGTTCTGGTGTCGGATTCGCGGCGCGAATCCATGCGGTCGTGATCTCGCGAATACTTGGAACGAACGGCATGTCGTACTCCCTCTACTATTTAGATACGAAAACTGGCTCCTCGGGCTGGATTCGAACCAGCAACCCTCCGGTTAACAGCCGGATGCTCTGCCGTTGAGCTACCGAGGAGCACCTCCTACACGACTACGTGCGTGAGGACTTCTCTACTTTCTGGTTCATCGCCTGATGCACCTGACCGATTTCGCGGATGAACTGCTCTTCCACGGCATCGATACGCAGACCGATTTGGTGCGCGAGTCGCTCTTCCACGGTATCGATACGAACACCGAGACGGTCCATCTCGGCCCAGATCGAACGTTGTTCCTCCGCGCGATTGAAACGTTCCTCCGTATACCGAGAGGTGTGCCGAGAGGTGAGATAACTCGCAAGTGCGACGAAGAATGTAGTGGCGAACACGAAAGGGATAATATCCATATACGACTCCTAACAGATGAAACAACGTACAGTGAACGAACGACTTACAACATGACCACACCATGTGGTCAATTTGGTGCCCGCGACTGGACTCGAACCAGTACGGTCTTGCGACCTACGGATTTTAAGTCCGCTGTGTATGCCTATTCCACCACACGGGCAAATGGTAGCGGTACGGAGAATCGAACTCCGATTGTTGCCTTGAAAGGGCACTCTCCTAGCCGTTAGAGGATACCGCCATATATGGAGCCGGCGAAGGGATTCGAACCCCCGACCCGCAGTTTACAAAACTGCCGCTCTGGCCAACTGAGCTACACCGGCTCAAACTCACGACCGTCCTTCACCGCACACGGATCACACAGGGTGCGATGCCACCCGTCGCGATAGGTTTTCGCCGTATTCATCGTCCCACACTCTTCGCAGATTCGAGTACTCAGGGCTTCGGCAAACTGAATGATTATGCGGTGCTCCTCGGTGCCACCCTTCACATAGAAGCGCAGTGCGCCAAACTTTTCCTTGACCTGCACTGCGACAGGAATCTCTGCTTCCAGTGTCGCGAGTTCCGCTCGACACTGTTCGAGATTCTCTGGTGTATAGTACCCTTTCGTCCATGCCGACACGGTCGCCATCTCGGAAGACTGAATGACCTGCTCGATGTCCCGCACTCGTTCCCGCGACTGTGATACGCGCCACATGAGATGCGCGCAGAGTTGGTCAATCAACGCATACCACCCATCCCCACACGGAAACCCCCGACACATCGACGTTTGGCTAGACGGCGCCTGTCGATCGCGAAAGATTTCGGGATATTTGGCGCAAAGTTGTGTATCGAGATATTCGTTCATAGTGTCACTATGATACTACATCTCCACGACGATTGTCAATGGTTAAACACGATATTGTGCGA